GCCGTTTGCCTTTTTCTTTGAAAGACAGTAAAACTCAATCAGGATCGTCTCCCTGACAGGAGGGGGAATCTTATTTGGATCGTGCCTTGGGGATATGGATATCCCCGGGACGTGAAGATGGTTCGATAGAACCAGGAGTTACTGGCAGTTTCAAGTCATCAGATGCGCCTACTACGGTTAGCAGACGGCGGAAAGCTGAAAGCTCTCCTTGGTACGCATCTGGGCTGGTCTCTCGCGAAAGCGCGTCAAAGTCTAAGGAAGTGAAGTCCGGAAGTCTCGGTAATGCCTCCGAAGCCCTTGCTAGTATACAAACTAGCTCATCAAGGGACTTCCCTGAGCCCATTTCAATCATGTGGGGCTGAATAGCTTCCAACCCCAGCAGAACCTGCAGAGTTTTTAAGTCTGTACGGTATTCTGCCTCCCATTTTTCGAGTCTAGCCCTTGCGGCGTCGACAACAATTTTGGGGAAAAGCTCCGATGCCTCTGGTGAGAGGTTCAGGTCAGCCCACTGATTAAAGTTTCCAAGCTGTTTCCTTGACTGCAGAAATTCTGCATATAAGGAATTGACAGCTCGAGATAGTGTTACCACTATCTCGGTCCAGTGAGTCCACTCATTTATCAATGAGTCAATGGATTCTAAAGGTTTAGTCCAAATTAATGCCTTTTGCAACGTAGTTGCTAGGTATGTCTTTATGGACGCTCGTGGAAGAACAGATTCAGCAAACTTTGCTGAACCTGGAACCAAGAGTACCGATAGAACCCAGGATACTACTGGATGTGTAACTCCTCGGGATAGATCCATTTGGATCTCCTGCCACATACGGGGAGACACATGCATCTTCACAAGTGGGGCAACCCATTTTGTAGAAGACACATCGGCCCAGCCCCTTCTCACAGCTCGTAAGACCATTTCTGATCTCTTTGCTAATGAGTCGACACCAATAAATTCTTTAAAACTTAAAGGCGATACATTGGTCTGTCCAATATATGACTGGCTTGCAAAGTTGAGGAACCCTTCCTCACTCACATAGCTCTTTGCTAGTGAAACTTTGATGCCTAGGCTTTCAGCTAAAGCGATGTATCGCTTAGCGACTCTTTCGGATGCAATGATGAGATCATCGCCTAGAATTAAGTATAGTGTGAACCATGCAATTCGACGCAGTGCATCTTTGATGTAACATGCATCCCCCATGGCAGCAGCTGCGTGAGCAGGACTTAAGAATCCTTCCTGCTCATACCAAGCGCAAGCTTGGACAACGAAGTGGTGGCACATGGCCATTGCCGACCAGGACGACAGCGCACCCATCGGCTGTCCGGTACCGTACCGGATGAAGTCCGATGGAAAGGTTATTACACGCTCCTCGACCCTTAATTCTGATGGAACACAGAAATTCCTTCCGACTAGGAGTTCAAGCCAGAGCTCCGTTCGCTTGGATCCGAGGATGGGAGTGAACAGAGTTCTGTATAGAGCTAGCGGAATCAAATCGGTGGCGGCTGACAGGTCAATAGACCAGACCGTTGTGTGCCCTTCTTTTACGAACCGTTTAATGGTTCCCTCCTGATCGAACGTGGCATCTGTGGGCATTGCCCGCAGTAATGAAAATAGCCACTCGTGAAGAGGTTTCAGGACACAGTGGGTCCAATAGTCAACTATAGCCACGATCCGCACTTTCCCGGCTGGTTCGTAAAGCGCATGAAGGCGCCCTAGTAGGGGAACAAAAGAGGCGCCCTCGTCAAATGAGGATTTATTGCCTAGTCTATCGTAGCCGCCTATTAGAGCGGCTGCTCGATTGAACGCAGCTTTAAAATTCACTGACGGTGGGGGTGTTTCTGATGCAACTGAACGGAGAATATCGGTGACTAACCGATATGTCTTGCCAGACCGACGAAAGAGCTCAAAGGTAGGGCGATCGCCCGTTTCATCCAACCATTCCTTAATGAGGTTTCCCCTAATTCCGAGCCGTTTCAAGGCCCCTGGATCCAGCCAGATACTAGCGTCCCTCGGAGCGCCTAGTACGACATTAGGATGGTTCGGCCCTGCCTTGGATGAACAGAACATATGTTTCACTTTCAGATCGGGAGATAAATTACCCCCTAAATCTCTTACCAGTCGCCAGAAGAGACACGTAAACCCCTCCAAATACTTAAAATAGAGATTCCATCTAAGATTTGGATGAGAAACGCGGATAGTACGGAGAGTGTCTTGCGACAGATCCCACGTTCCCTTCCACCCTTTGTAAGAGTTTAGGACACTAGTCCAAACATGGATAGTGTGCAAGTTCCTAGCCCGGATTCCATTCCGAACATAGGTTGGAAGAATTGCTGGTAAGCCGTTCGCTAACTTCACGCGGACTTTGTGACCGGAGCTCAGCTCCTGAACAGTTAGTTTTCGCCCCGCGAGAAAACTGTTCGTCACAAAAAGAGCGACCTTTAAATATGAAATAGTGAACGTTATTCCGTTAGACTTGAGCATAGAGGAGACTTGTAAACTGAACGATGATCGTTCTGCGACAGCAACAGTGGTATCTATCTTCCCTCGCGACCACCATGACATGATGTCATGCCATCGGTTGATCACGGTCCGAACATTTCTGTTCGTGACTTTGACCATCGAGTCCACTTCCCCATTGGTCATCGATCTCCATTGTAAAAATGGAGACTTGAAAAGACGACCGAGTCGGCCTAGGTGAGTCTTAGACTTACCTGCCTTGTATATCTCCGATAGAAAAGGATGCTGGCAAGGGGGGGTGTTTTCTGGATTAGTGGCTCCGCTAGAAGAAG